TAGTTGATTGCTTTAATATAATCAAATGGTGTCATCGCTTTGGTCCTCTATTCAGACACTTCATAAAATAAACTTGAGATATTCTCCAGTTATCTACCCACTCACTGTGGTCTTGTATATATGCTCCATGCACATACCAACTAGGATAGACAATGCATCTATTCTTTCTAGCAGGAATAACTGTTGCTAAGTCTGCATTCTGGTCAACATCTACTCGTATATCAATAACTTCATCTTGGTCTGTATGTACATTATAATAAAATGCAGTACCATGCTTCTCACTGTCATTCATATAGATAACAGAGGCAATATGATTAAGACTATCTTGATGAGGATAAGATTGAATATTTTGACCAGGAACATCTTCAGACATCCACTTGAAGTAGTTGAATGCATAATCATATTCTTTATCTACACATTCGACATTTAACTTGTGTTTCGCTACATCTCTGATGAGCATTTGACTTTCATGCTCTGTAGAATGCTCTGTAGGCGTCACTTGAATGTTATGTCTACAATCATAGTAATCTTTGAAGTTGCGTGACTTAGCATTCAAGTGATAACTAGGTACCCATGCACTATGTAACATAGACTGAATATCATCAGGATATGCATAGAAGTTATCAATGATAACTACTGGACCAATGCCGTCAATGTTCTCTACACTAGTTGATATCTGATTGCTAAGTGCAAAAAGTTCGTGATGTAAGTAAGGTATAATCATTACGCAAACTCACAATCAACCATCACTTCCGTAAAGAATGCGACCATATTTACTTCTTGGTCTGCTACATGAACATTCTTATACTGATAATCTGCTATTTTAAGAACACAAGCAGGAATACTTGCAGGTTGTAAATGCTCACTCATAGTGTCATATACTTTGCGATAGATATCATCAGCACCAGAGGTGTGAATAGTATCAGCGACCCATTTACGCATACTAGAGAAGTCTTTAGTCTTACAATAACCAATTACAGTTTTTACTTCTACATCGCCTGAATTACCCGCCGCTTCTGCATCAATGCGACCACCAATCGAAATCTTCTGAAGTTCGTTGAGTGTACGGCGGAAGTCAGGAAAGAATTTTGAAACTATACTAGCAACAATCTCATTCTCGAATTGAACATTCTCTTGAGTAAGAATATCTTGAACACGCTTGAAAAATGAACCAGCAATTTTTTGTTTTTCTTCTTTCGGAGTACTAAACTCAATTACTGAACATCTACTATGCAATGCAGGAATGATTTTGTTTTTATAGTTACAAGTGAAGATGAAACGACAATTCTTACTGAACTCTTCAATGAAGTTACGCAATGCTGGTTGCGTCACCGCAGTCAAATAATCTGCTTCATCATATATGACTACCTTTCCCTTGCCACTGAAGGATACAGTACTAGCAAAGTTGACAATCTTAGTTCGTAAGGTATCGATATCACCCTCACTTGAACCGTTAAGAATGATCCAATCATAACCCATTTGCTCACATAATGCCTTTGCTACAGTTGTCTTACCGACACCTGCAGACCCACATAGCAATAGATTAGGAATCTCGCCATTCTCAACAAACTGGAGAAACGTATTTTCTAGATGCTTCGGTAAGATAGCATCTTGTATAGTCTGTGGTCTATACTTCTCCACCCACAGAAATTCATCACTTTTAATATCCATAATAATCCTTTGTGTTAACCTTCAAATGTGCTATCGACCTCTAGAGCAATCCAATACTGCAAGTTCTTGTTAGCATTGACCCAATGTGAAATATTCTTACTTGATACAATCAAGTCATACTCACCTGGAATCATTCTCAGATTATCACGCTTGAAGTACATAGAGAACTTACTACCAGTGCCTTCTGCTACTTCAACATTGAACTGATTTGAAGTTTGGTTCTTCTTATCAGTTGCAATAAGATTAATAGTATCACCATCACTAATCAAACCGATATCAGATAGTTGCATGATATTAGATGCTTTCAATAAATCTGAATATGTTGATTGAGTGATACGGACTTTTACTTCACTACTTGGCATAGTGATGCCTTTAGTCGGTGATACTACTAAACTAGGATCAGCATACCAGAACTTAGAAACTGCTTTGCCTTGTGACACAGTTAAGTAGTCATCAAACAAATTAACGTCTGGTGCTTCGTAAAGTGATAGAACACTTAGAAAGGAATTCAAATCATAGATAGCAAACTCTTTATCAAAAGTCTCTTCGACTTTCGCAGTTGCTAGAACATTTTTCATCACTGAAATAGTCTCTAAAGTGTTACCTGGTTTGATGAGCAGGTTCTCATTAATCTCGCTGAAGTTTTTCAAAACCTCAAAAGTGTTTTTACTGATTTTCATTATAAATCCTCATCATGTATGTGCAGTTGTATAATTGCATAGTGTAAGACTTTTAATAAATCTTTTCGGGCATCACTAGCAGAACCCTTTTTGCCATATCGTTGTGCATACTTTAGCACATTGCCGATACAAAAACCTGTGCCGTGTCCACCATCGATGATGAACTCGGTTGCTTGAAACTTGTCTTTTGAATAGTGACCCTTGTTATAGGTCGCATCAATGTATGTTTGGAATTCTTCTATTAAGTTCTTTTCGTTGAACTTGTATTCTATCTTAGTATTTTTCATATTTCTCACTTTTAGTTTCATAATAAATTAAATAATAGTAAGGGCACCGAGGAGAAAGGTGATGTAAGATGATGTCCTCGATGCCCATACGTTAGACTGTTACGATGCTAGTGCTTGAAGACCAGCGGCGATAACTGCCTTAGATGGTGTACCTACACGATACGCTACAGTGCTACCTTTACCGGTAGGGTTAGCATAAATCATGTTGCCTTCGAAACGAAGGTCATGTACACGCCTTGCAACATTCACTGTATTAGTGTTTGCTTTTCTTGCAAGTTGTTTAGTGGTGAATGAAGCACCTGTTGAAAGTGCATTCATAATTTTTGTCTTTACAGACGTTTTTGCTTTTGTCATTATAAGTTCGCTCCTTATATAATGTATTTGCGAGACTACACAATGTAGTCTCTATCAAGTGTTTTAAGTATACTCTTAAAACGGTGTTTTGTCAACATCTTCTTTTGGTGCAACTTCACTTTCACCGAAATCAGTATTGACTGCATCAGCATCTACCTTTGTGTAAAGGTCGATGAACGCTGATTTTGTTTCATCGTCAAAACGATTGATACACATTTGTATCGCTTTCATTCTGTCACCAAAGACGGAATATGCTTTAACGATGTGGACTAGTCTACGAGTTGCAATCAACTCATCGATTCCTCCATCGAGGAAAGTCTTTCTGATAATATCTGCCCACTTGACAAGTTTATCAGCAAAGTCCTCATCTTCTTTATCGACTGCAATCAGTTCTTTTGAGACAATCTTTTTCTCAATAGCGACTGCAGGATAATCTTGTTCGATTGTAATAGGGAACCTTTCAAGGAACGCCTCGTTCAGAATGTTAGTGCCGATGAAACGACCATCTTCTGAACCCTTACCTTTAGTATTGGCAGTTGCTACAATCTGAAAACCAGGTGTTGGTTCTACGAACTGGTTAATCTTCTTGAGAAGAACACCACCGCCTTCTAGGATTGGTTGCAAACACATAATCTTGTTTGATGCAAGGTCAATCTCATCTAGAAGCAGAACACCGCCTGCTTTCATTGCTTGGATAACTGGACCATCATACCAGACAGTCTCACCATCGACAAGTCTATACCCACCGAGTAAATCATCTTCATCGGTTTCGATAGTAATGTTAACTCTAAAGAATTCTCTTTTGAGCATTGCACACACTTGTTCGAACATCATGGTCTTACCATTACCTGATAGACCAGTGCAGAAAATAGGGTAGAACATTTTAGAACGAATGATGCTTCGAACATCTTGGAACTGACCAAAAGGAACATAGTTCGCATAGACTTGAGGAATCAAGTTGTGAATAGTAGTATCACTCACTGCGATAGTTTTTTTCGCTTGTGGTTGTTCTGGAACTTGAATGTTTTGCATTACTGCATCAACCTTTGTTTCAGGCATTACACTGCCACCAATTAGTGAATACAAACCGTTACCTATTTTGTACTCGTCATTTTTAACAATCCAAGACGGAGCATATTTCATACCCATCTCATTTGCTACAGTAACCAATTCTGCTCTGGTAAAATCATTCTTACCATTGAACAGTTCTTTTGCTTTCGCAATATAGTCATCACGTTTATTCATCATATTATCACC